AAACGATCCCATCGCTTTTTATTAACTGCAATCTTATGATCAAGAACGTCAATTTCAGCCAATATAGCTGATAATGATGGCTTAGGCGTACTGTCCACACTGTTTTCAGCTTTTTTAGTATCTTCACCCGCCTTTAATTTTTCTTTCTCAGCAATATCTGCCTTTACTTCATTAATACTAGTTGCTACAACAGCATTAGTATTAACCACAGGCGCCGATGTCGTCGCCATTTTTTGAATTTGATCAACATAATTATCTGTATTCTTAGCATTATAAGCAGTAAAGCTTTGACCAGCGTTTGCTAAATCTTCCGGTTCAGTATATGTGTTTATATTATCTTTCTTTAAAAGTTCTGCAGTTGTTGGACCATCTCTGCTCCATTCTTCTGCGGTACTCTTTGGATGAGGACCTGCTTTTCTACTTGTTATTTGTCTAACTGTTGTCCCGGCCTCTTCTGGACCAACTAATAGACTATTCTTCTGCGCTTGTGTAAAATCATCTACACCTCGAGTTTCAACTGCACCAGCGCCTCCAGAAAATGCACTAAACTCAACTTCGCCGGCACCACGTCCGCCAGCATAGTGTCCAAAAGTATCTACAGCAAGCTCTTCTCGCCTGCCGCCCCGGCCGCCTGCAAATGCATCAAAATTATCTACATTTGGTTCTACTTGTCGAATTTTAGGAATTTCTTGATCAACTATTGGCAAGTTACCTACACGATTAAAAATAGTATCATCTAACATTGCAACTAATGGTGGTTCATTTTCTATCTTACCGGCATCATAATAAACAATAGATTCATATCCCCAAGTTGTAGTAATTTGTGCCAATTCACCAGAAGAGTCTTGAGAAAAATTATCATTTTGCATCGACTGAAGAAATGGATTAACAATATCTGTCCTTAAAAAATTACCACCTGCTGTAAGATATAACGACAAATATGCATATAAATTCTTTCTTTCAAACTTACCAATCATATTATAACCAAAATGATTATATCCTGGCTCAGTTCCACCAGAAACACCTAATTTTTGATCTACTATCTTATCAGACACAGTTTGAACATAATTTAAATCACTTTTTCCTATACTATCTTTAAAATAAAATTTATAATTTTTATCCCAAAAATCCTTAATAAGATTACTACGATCATCCCAAAATACAATATTAATTGGTTGATAATTTATTTTCATAGGAAGAATTCTAGACTTATTATATTGATTTAATGTTTCTGTGTCAATCTCAAACCGTGGTGCATCGATAGTTCTAACTTTATAAGTTAATTCGATGTTTTCTTTTATATTTGCTGGAGGGCTAGTTAAGTCGGAATACGCAAAACCAACGAAAAATTGATTCTTAAATCGGGGAAGCTTGCCCCAAGAAGCACCAGTAGTACCATGTACTCGGGGCGCCTCTGACGCCCCGCGTACATATTCTGAAGCAGCTGCTCGAGCCTGTGCAAGCGAAAGATCAGCTGTTTTACTATACTTTGCCATAATCTATTAGGTAAAAGTCGTAGATGTATCACCTGCTGTTAAAGTAGCAGTTGTACCAGCAGCTGTTGTATTACCTGCCGGCATTAACGCACCACCAGAACCTGCATGTAATGCATTGTCGAAACGAATTGTTAGGATAACTGTAACTGGATCACTTGCAGAATAATCACCTGCATCGTAATCAACGTTTGTAATCCAACAACCTTCTAAATGCCATGCATCGATGACACCAGAACTGGCTTCATCTTGTCCTGTCAGTACAGATACAGTAACACCAAACTTATAATCTTGACCACTCATAGTTGAAACTTGATTATGATGATCTACTTGTCTCTGGACTTGTTGACCAACTAAATTAACAATTCTGTTCTCAACATCATCTCGAAACGTAATACCAACCGTATTCCATTCATGTTTACCAGATACATAAACACGTGAATTATATGAATGAATTTGTACTTCTTCATATGTAATCTTCGGACGATCTGCAGTCATAACATTTCGTGTAAATTCAGCGGCATTACCAGTTTGGCCTTGCAAACCATTAAATTCGACTTTATACTTATATTTTAACTTTGGCTGTATAATGCCTCGGGCGCCGCCCGAAGCAGAAATACCAAATTTTGTAGCCATGTTATATCTCCCTTCTTTTTAATATTTATCAAATCTTACCTCCAAATGAACGGGGGGTTGACCCCCCGTTTACTCGGGTTTTAATGAAATCTCTATCTTATGCCGCTCCGGCAATAGTTAGTGATTCACCTGTATTTCTTACACGAATTGGAATGTAAATAAATTCAACTGCTTTAACAGGCTGAATTGCTACATCTACCCATAATTCATTTCTATCAATTCTTGCTGGTGTGTTATTACTTGAATCACATACCGCTAAGAAGTCATATAATGCTCTCTTAACTATCATATCTGCTAAGAAACTATTAAACACACTGAGCACCTGAGTTCGTGTAAACTCATCATTTGGCTCAAACAAGAACGGTTGTACCATATCATCAAATCGACGACGCAAAAACGCAACCAATCGTGATACATTTATTCGATCTAACGCACTTGTTATTGTATGTAATGTCTTTTGTCCCCAAACAGTTAATCCTCTACCAGGCATAAATGCAATTGGGTTAATCTTATTTGTATACAATACATCACGTTGTCCTTGGTTTAATGCTTCGGGTACATATTCACCCTCTGCATCAATATAACCAACACTTGTAGCATTGTTTACAAGACCACGATTAAAACCAGCTGGTGCAAACCATTCATACGCTACTTGGTCATTATAACCCATTGTGCGTAGCATGATATGTGATGTTGGTTGTACAACATTCTCACCAGTGATGTTTGTTGTTAAACAACCACCTGGATACCATAAACCGAGATCAAAACCTGATGATGTAAGACCCTCTTCACCGTTTTCTCCAGCAACTGCATAATTAGATGCCCAATTCTTAATTGAAGTGGCATCTGATGTTAGCCTCATTGGTGTATCACCAATAACAAATGCTGTTTCCTTACGATCAACATTAAGTGTCTTCATTTCATCAAGAAGTTCTGTACCAAAACCTGGTGCAGAAATTAGATTAAAAAATCTTGTTTCTGCTCGAATTTCTTCACTACCTGCAAGAGCAGCTGCCATTGAATCAGTAAGTACTCTCTTTTGAGCATGTCTTCCCATCCATGGCTTGCCATCTAATTGTAAACCTGACTCATTAAACCATTTAGCATCTGTTGCGTTGTACTTCTTAACATCATAACCTGATGCCATAAAGTTCCAACCCAAAATACCAACTGGAAATGTTGCTGGGTTAATTAATGTACCGCCGCCGCCAGCTGCCGCACCTGTTTCTAGTGCTGAAGCTGCTGTTGCTCGGAAGTTACCAAATACAATTCCTGCTGTAGATGATTGATCAGCGTTATCTATTGCATCCCATGTAGTACCATTATATCTTGATAGTGCTGGATATGCTTCTAAATTAACTGTATCTAACCATACATCACCACTTGAAGGTGTTGTTGGTGCTGATGCAGATGCTGTCATTGTAGTACTCAATGTTCGCCATGTTGTAACACCAGAGTTGTTATATGTTTCTAACATATCAACTGTTGTTACACGACTATCATACCATAATGTACCATCTGCTGTTGTACCTACTGGTGTAGTTACATTTGGCTCATAACTTAAAGCTTCCCAATTACTTGATGTAGCTGCTGTAAGACCTAAGTCTGCTAATGCTGTACCTGTACCACCGGCAAGAGTAATATCTTTACCAGCTGTGTTTGTAATAACAATCTTAGTACTAGACACACTAGCCGTAATATCTGTAATACCTGCTGAGTTAATTAAGGCAGCCATTCTAATAACTGCTGTATCTGAACTTGCTGTATATGTAACAGTTGTACCATTAATTATAATTGAGTGTGTTGCTGTCAATGTAGGTGCAGCTGTTGCACCTGTAACTGCCAATGTTGCACTACCATTAAATCGTAAAATTGAATGTGATGCAACTTTTAATGTATGTGCGCCTTGCTCGTGATTGTACTTAACAAAAATCTCACCAGCAACTGGCGTACCAAATTCTGCCCAAGCTGCTGTGGAATTTTCTAATACTGGAGCAGGAATTGTTGTCCATTGTGTTGTGGATGATGCATAGCTCTTAACTATCCAATTAGATCCACTATTATATTTTGTTGTTTTAATCCAAACATCGCCTGTTCCCAGTGCGGCCGCAGCCGAAGTTAATACTGGAACATTTACATGCGATGCAAATTGAAAATCTGCACTTGCGGCTGTTGCCCAAGTATTTGTACCTAAGTGATACCATACTCCACTCACTTTGGCCCAAATTCTATTATGAGCATTACCACCTGAAACTGCTACCCAAGCAAATTCTCCATCTAATCCGAGACTATTAACTGGTGCGCCTGTACCTGCGTTATAATCAGCAGCTGCACTTACTATATTAACTGTGCCTGCTACCCAAGATGCTGTTGCGGCATTATAAACAAAAACACCCATATTTGAACTTGTTAGATCTAACCAATGCGTACCATCAACAGGATCTCCAGCTGGAGCAGTACCTGCCGCGGCTAATTCTGTTACATTAATACCAGCACGAAGAACATACGCTCTATTAGCAAGACCCAAATCT